TCATGTTCTGTGCCATTTGGATTAGTCATAGGTTGTTTATAAACACCAATGTCATTACCACCGCCAGAAGGATATTTAAATCCAGTATAGGCACTAGCATCTTTGTTCTCTTTAGCGTGACCTAAAGGATAAGCTTCTGCTGGTGTCACTGGAACTTTGCGTTCTTTAGTCATAATTATTTACCTTTTTTTTGATTCATTGCTCTTGCTAAATTGCGTCCAAGTTTCTTCATAGCTAATGAAGTTACTGAAGATGCGCCCTTAGAACCTTTACCAGATTGAATTGCAACAGTAGGTCCTGAATCACCTAGATTTTTGCCTTTAGTTTTACCTTGTTTGGTAATACCATCAGCTCCTGATTTAAATGCCATTTTGTTTCTCCTAATTAAGTTGTGACAATTGTTACATCGCCTATTATAACATTACTTATAAGGTGGTTAGGCGTTAATAAAGTATCAAATGAACTTGCCCCACCCACTGGATTCCAACCCCACTCAATCTGACGGCTACCATCTTGAGGATAACCATTATCTTGAATGTTGAAAGAATTGTTTTGTCCAGTTTGTAAGCCTGTATTACCAGATACTTGATAAGATACATCTGGTCTTGGTTCACGTACTGCTTGTGGATCATTCACAGGATACATGCCAAGCAATAACTGTGGTTGATCTGGTTCCCAGCATTCTGGGCATACCTTAACGCTAATTTGCTTTGTTTTAAGTATAAGCTTTCTTAATTCTTTAAGCTTATAACGCTGACCACATCGGTCACATTCGGCAATTGAGTGTTTCCCACTGGAATACTTGGTAGCCATGATTACCTTATATAAGACATATTTCTAGGCACAAATCTAATCGGTGCCTTTTCTCTGTCCTCTTGAGATGCTAGATCCCATTGTTTTTCATAATCTGATTGTAAGAATGCTACTCTATTTGGATCTACTGCAGGTGACTTAACAGATAAATAATAAGCTAATCCAGCTACCATACATGGTAAGAATCTAAATGGAATATCATTTACAGTAACACCAGTACCAGCATCCTGCACTCTACGCATTCTCCAGTAAACAAATACATACTGATTACCAGGTGAATTAGGGGTTGGCCATACATTAACGCTTGGCAAGTTTTGTATTGTAATATAGTTAAATGGTGTTGTAGTTGCTACATGAGCTGCTGCAGTTGTATTGTTTTGACCACGAGCACAATTTAATAATTGGTTATTAGCGTTATCTACATTTGGATAGTAAATAGTTTCGTTATCAATTTTAATAAATCCAGCTGATGCAATGTTAGATACATCGCTTAATGTAATTGTGGTATCTGTAGCACTAATAGAAGCAGATAAATATACAGTGCTTTCATTAGACATACCAGACTGTCTATTGATCCATACTTGGATAGGACGACCTGTAGCTAACTTATTAGGAATTGTAGAATAAGTATCTTCTGATATACGATTAATATTAATATCTTGTTGATTAGGTCCACCGTTGCCAGTACGAGTAATCATACTTAGTAAGTCAATAGTATCCACTGGAAGAGCGTAAGTAGGTTGCCCTGTAGCCATAGTGATTTGACCTTCTTCAATAGTCCAAAGGTTAATACCACGATTAGCCCATTCAATCGTTAATAGATTAAGGCTTCTTCTAGCGGTTCTAAAGTCATATCCAGTTCTCAATTCTAATCCACAACGTTCAAATGCCTCTTCTATGAGGTCATTCATGTTTAGATTAAATAAGCTGGTTCCTGTAGTTTCAGCCATTGTTTACCTATTTTTGCAAAATACGCAAATTTTTAAGTTTCTTGATGATTTTTTGCACAAATTTCTTAATCATATAATCCTTTATTTTTTAGCTGTTTTAGCAGCTTGTTTAAATTGTTTTGCTGTAGGTGCGCCTTTAGAACCAGGCTTACGCATCTTCTCACCAGAACCTTGAGCTATACGTGCCTTCTTAGCGTGAATATTGGCATAGAGGCCGACCTTGCCACCTTTAGCATATTGAGTAAAGTCCGTATCATCTCTACGGGCTTTCTTTTTGCCCTTAGGCATTTTAGTTGGGGCTATATCGCCCATACCACGAGAGGCTCTCATTAGCAGATTTTTCCTTTAGTTTTTCCACGAACAGCACAACCGTCAGCACGTTTAGAAGCTGAAGATACTTTGCCGCCATGCTTGTAATTATCATCAAACTTTTTAACTTCTGTACTTGTATCATACATAGCTTTATTTTTGCGATAAGCACTAGGATCTTTCATTTCTTCAACCTTCATTTGCTTTTCTTCAATCTTAGCTTTTTGTTCACCAGAAGGAGGAGTAATATCCTTAACAAATTTCTTGATTTTTTCAATGATAGCCATGATTAAATAATCTTTCCTTTAGTTTTGCCACGAACAGCAATACCATTAGCTTTAGATAATTGAGATGCTTTGCCACCAGCAGCATAACATGCACCACCTGATTTCATTTTGTGCATTGATGATTCATGGCCTTTTACTTCTTTTTTAGCAATCATTTTTGCATCTGATTTTGTTGCACATCCTTTAGCCATACCGCCTTTTTTCATGTAGCCCATTTTATTTCTAACCTCCGTTGGTAATTTTGATATTCCAGGATTCTTACTTGTGTCTACAGCTTTAAGTTTCCCGCCTTTTTTCATTGTTGGCATTGCTGGTGCAGCAGCCATAGCAGCCATTGGATTAACAGCTGGTCTAGCTACTTCTGGTCTAAAAGCTAGTGCTGGGCGCTTCATTGCACGTCCCATCATCATAGCCATTCTTGGGTTTGTTGATTTCTTTTTCATATTAGTTCCTTAGTTACATTTCCAACGTTTTAAAGAAGCTGCTTTACGAGTAGGTCTGCCTTTTTCATCTTTCATGGGTCCAGGCATTCCAGACATTCTTGCACAGAAAGATCTCTTACGAGCACCACCTTGTGGTTGTGGAGCTTTTAAATTAGATCCTGTAGCAGCGTTATATTTAGCACGGCCTTTAGCAGTTAATCCAGCACCTTTAGATACGGGTAACTTCTCACCACGTCCTACAGCTAAAGATACACCACCTTTTTTAAACTTCTTACCTTTGTCAGCTTCTGCAAAGTCTTTACCTACCGATTGAGGTATACCAACTTTTTTAGCAAACTTAGGATTATGAGCAACTGCTGTCATAAGCTTATGTTGTGCCTTAGATTTGCTTGGCATTATTTACCTAACCAGTGAGTTACCATCCAGCTAATAACACCTGAAAGAACAGTAGCAATAGCGATAAATACTTTCCAACCGCCTTTAATTTCTTCTAACGTCTTTTCAATATTATCAAGACGTTTTTTTAACTGATCCATATCTTCCATAAGAGTATCCACATCAGATTGTATATGTTTAATTTCTACACCGTGTTCTATAACTTCACGTTCTGCGCTCATATATTATCCGTAGAATACTGTTACTGTCATACTAGCTGGGGTTGTTGCATAAATGCCGTTATCACAGCGAATTCCTTCACCAGGAATAACGATATTAGATACTCCACCTGCATTTGCGGGAATTACAACTGAAAATACTGTGGTACCACCAGAACCGTTTTTTAAAGCTAAAGTGCCTCCAGCTGTAGGAACGCCAATAACCATACCCTTAATACGAGCAGGGCCAGCGAATACAGCAGAATCAGTTTGAGCGGCTGCTATAGCCGTAGATTTTACATCATATTGCATTGCCATAATTATTCCCCTTTTGTTTCTTTAGCGTCTAATCTTTCCACTAATACAGTATATGCATCAATGGCGCCCTGAGAAGCTGTAACAAAACTAGATGCTTGGTTACGCTCTGCCTCAAGACGCTTGATCTCAGACAAAAGAAAGTCTTTTGTAATTTCCATTATTGTGCGTTAGAAACCATTAAGTAGTAAGGAGTACCATCAACAATAATTTTAATAGTATGAGTTACTGCCGCTGCTGACTTAGCTGGAACCATTGCTGCTGGTAAGTTAAATAGATTTGATAATCCTGTACCTGCACCACTGTTTGTAAATCTAATCCAAGCCGCTGTTGCTGGTAATGTAGCACCTGCACCTACATCAGAGTCAGCTTGAATAGCTGCAATTGTACCACCTGGAGTAACAGAAGCTGCTAAACCTAAAGTAGCACGTAAAGCATTAGCTGCGCCTGAGATTGTACCGCCTGTATTTACTGATAGAGAAATATGAGAACCGTTAGTTGTTTGACCTGCACCTTGTGCTGCAGTTACTACTGAGAAAGCTCTTAATGTTTCGCCTGCACCTGCACCTGCGAATGTTAATCTTGCATAAGCTAAACGAGTATCGCCTGATGCAGCAGTTGTAGTTGCATATGATTCGTTGATATTATCTGCTGTTGTTACTGTGATTGGATTTGCCGCTGTGCCGCTAATGAAGCCATTTAAAGACGACACTGGGCCGCTGAACGTTGTTAATGCCATGATATTTTTCCTTCATACAAAGTTAAGTTTATTAGTCTTGTATGCGTCTGCCAGGACAGTCTAATAAACCAGGATGTTCCTGGATATGGTTATTTTACAATACTTTTGCCTGTAAACGCTAGTGTTTTTATATACGCAGGTAAATAAAAAAGGCCCTACGAATAGAGCCTTTTCTACCATCAAATGCTTAATTAAGCACCTGGTGAACCGAACATACCTAACGGATCTGACCAACCAAATGAATAACGTTCACGTGATTTATAACGTACGTTACCTGTGTCAAAGTCACCGTCCATTGAATTACTTAATGGAGTACGAACAAAGTGTTTCATACCATTAGGAACGTCAGTTGTTAAGTACCAACCGTTTGAGTCTGTCAAGAAGTGGTTAATTGTATAACCTTCTGGGATAGAGCCATTGTTCTTAATAGCATTGATATCATTGTCAGCTGTACCAACACGTAACTCAGTTTCTAACAAGCGAGTTGCAACGAATTGCAATGCTGGTGGAACGATAAGTTTCTTAGGTTTAGCTGCAATTAATAGACCACGCTCATCAGTCCAAGCTGCGATTTGAATAACTGCATTTTCCAATGAAGTTTCGTTCAAGTCAGCTGCTGTTGATGGAGTGTTACTATTTACACCACCTGAAACAATTGGGTGGAGAGTTGAAAATAATGCAACTCCATCACCGCCTGTGTATGATGCACTGAAGCCGTTATTAATAACAGCAGCAGCTTTCACTTGTTTCGTATAAGCCATAGCTCTTGCTAAAGCCTTTGTGTAACGAGCAGATAATGAATCATATAAGTTATCTTCAATAGCTTCTTCAGTTAAGCTGAAGCCAAGAGCGATAGTTTCATGATTGTATCGAGCTGTCCAAGCTTCTTGAGCATTGTCATAAGCGATGGCAGTGCCTTCGTTTTTGACTGGTGCTGCTGAGAAACCTGATAGTTTTGTTTCTTCTTCGAATGAACGTTCTGAAGTCTCTGTTTCGTAGATTTCTTTATGTTCTTCGCCATATCTTGCGTACTCTAAACCGAATAGCGCATTAAGTCCTGGTAATAGCTCTTTAAGGAGCTGTGCACGTGAAATAGCCATGTTTTATTCTCCTAGTTAAGCTGTGTAAGCCACGCCTGTAAGGGCAGTTAGCTGTGGGTTGTTGACTTTTACAATTACTTCTGGGTAAAGCGTTACGCCACCTGATACATATGCTGTATCTGGAACGACTGCAACTACTCTCCATGGTAATGTTGTAGCAGCACCAGCGGTATCTGCAGGTTTAACAATAGATGATTGTGCATTACCTGTTGTTGTAGAACCTGTACCGTTTTGGATTTCAGCTACGTTAGCACCAACGATAGTTGCATTAGCACCTGTTACTACTGTTGGAGCGCCTGAAGTTGTTACTGCCACCTTGAAAGAAGCTGAAGCATCAACTACTACGTAAGCAATAGCATTAGTAACGCTAGTGCCTGGGTAGTATTGAGCTTGAACTGTCTGACCTGATGAATTGGTATATTGAAAGCCTGTTGCAACACCGATAATAGTACCAGTAGTTGTTGCGCCAGATAATTCAATAGTACCGCCCGCTACGATTTTAACTGAAGAACCGTTATAGATTGGTGTGTTGTAAGAACTACCTATTTTATACTGTAATGTTGCACCAGCATAAGGCATACCATCATAACGATTAATCGCTTCAAATCCATAGGGTTTGTCAATGGTTGGATAAGCCATGTTTAAAACTCCTTAAATTAATAAATTAACCTTTGCCAAAACTAGTCGTAGATTTTCTCTCATTAAATAGAGGCATTCTAGGATCGTTTTGACGCATAAGATTATTGTCTACAGCGTCTGTTTGAGATTGCGTTTGCTTCTCATAGTACTCTGTTCTTTGTTCGACTAATTCAATAGGTGTCTTACAAAGTAATAATCCGCCAATCTCGATGTTGTCTTTATAACGACTATCGGGATCAACTAACAGTTGAAATTTAGGTTGCTCTTCTGCTCTTACAGGT